CATCGGCAATATGTTCAAGTTTTAAACAAGAACTTTTAGAAGGAAAGCATGACTTTCAAACATCAGGTTCTGGTGGTCATACTTTTAAAATAGCATTATATGATTCTAGTGCTAACTTAGGAGCTGCTACAACTGACTATTCAACTTCCGAAGAAATTTCAAATACATCTGGGTCTGCATACACTGCAGGTGGTAAAGCTTTAACAAATACTGGAGTTGGTTTAACTTCAACAACTGCGTTTACAGATTTTTCTGATGTTTCTTTTACATCAGCTTCTTTCACAGCCAATGGTGCTTTAATTTATAACACAACAACAAATGGTGGTTCAAATACTACTGATGCTGTTTGTGTAATTGCTTTTGGTTCTGACAAAACTGCAACTAACGGAACTTTTGAAATACAGTTTCCTGCAAACGATTCATCGAACGCAATCATAAGATTAGCATAAGGAGGGTCCAGTGCCCGACGTTTCTTCTGGATGGGGCCGACTAACCTGGGGACAGGCTGGTTGGAACGATGCCACTGTTTTAACTCAAGGTTGGGGAGCAAAATCTTGGGGTGAAGATGAGTGGGGTCAATTATCTGATGCTGTAGCTCAACCTACAGGTTTATCTATCACATCAAGTGTTGGTTCTGTCACTAACGCAGTTAGTGTAACTGTAACTCTTTCAGGTCAATCATTTAGTTCTACTCTTGGAACAATTTCAAATGTTATAGGTGTAACTGTTGAACCAAATGGTTTAGCTATTAATGATCTTCAAGGATATGCTGAAGTAAGTATTGATGTTGCACCAACTATTACAGGTCTATCAACTACAGCAGCTATTGGAGTTTTAGATCCAAACGATCAAACGGTTGGACTAACTAGTCAACAAATTACATCAACACAAGGAACTGCATTTGCACCCAATGAAGATGTGTCTGTTACAGGTTTATCAATTACTTCAACTTTAAATACTCCTGTTGCAGTCAACGCTGTTGAAATTATTTTACCAACACTTACAATTACATCACAACAAGGATCTGTAGTTGTTCCAAATGATGCAGTAGCACCGACTGGATTATCTATAACATCTGCTATAGGTTTTGTTGAAGGAACAGGATCAGTAACTGTACCTATTACAGGTATATCTATGAGTTCTCAACAAGGTACAATTGTAGATGTCCCTGATCAAATAATGGGATTAACAGGAGTATCGTTTAGTTCTGCTATTGGTAGTGTTGACCCCAAAGATCAAGTGGTTGGATTACCAACACTTACGATGACAGCTACAGTTGGAGAACCATTTATTATACATTATCAAGATGTTGACACTGGTTCAAATACCTCTTATAGTGCACTTTCAACAGGATCAAATAGTAGTTATTCTAATGTTGCAACTGGATCTAATACAAGTTATACTGACGCTGCATAGGAGATAAAATTTATGGCATCAACATACACACCTCTTGGTATAGAAAAAATGGCTACTGGCGAAAACGCTGGTACATGGGGAACAAAAACAAACGCAAACCTTGATCTTATCGAACAAGTAACAGGTGGTTATAAAAGTCTATCTATTGCAGGTGGTGCACAAACAACAGCTTTAACTATTGCTGATGGTGCATTAACGGGAACAGCTCAATTTAGAATGATTGAGTTCACAGGTTCTATTACAGGAAATCAAATTGTAACGATTCCTTTAGACATAGAAAACTTTTATATTTTAAAAAATTCAACATCAGGTGCTTACACAGTACAATTTAAATACGTATCAGGATCTGGTAGCTCCTTTACTTTTTCAACAACAAATAAAAAAACAGCGATCGTTCAAGCAACAGCAGACGATGGAACTAATCCAAACATAATAGAAATCCAAACTGGTGGAGATGTTGTAGATGATACATCACCTCAACTTGGTGGTGACTTAGATGTTAACGGAAATAAAATCGTATCCACTTCAAATGGCAATATTGAATTAGAACCAAATGGAACTGGTGATGTAATATTAGATACTGACCAAGTTACTATTGGTGGCGGATCAGAAGTAGGACAAATATCTTCTAACGGAGCATACGATCTTAAACTAGTTACAAACTCAGGAACAAATTCAAGCTACATTAATATTGTTGATGCAGCTAATGGTAATACACAATTATATCCAAACGGAACAGGTGTAACAGAAATTGGTGGTGCAACAAATCCAGGTACAATTCAACTTAACTGTGAATCTAACTCTCACGGTATTAAACTTCAATCGCCTCCACATTCAAGTGGACAGTCATACACACTAAAATTTCCTACAGGAAATGTTACAGCAGAAAGATTTTTAAAAGTAGCATCAGTATCTGGTTCAGGTACAACAGGTGTTGGTCAATTATCTTTTGCAGAAGTATCAGGTGGTACGTCTTGGCAAGCAGTTAAAACTTCTACTTTTACAGCAGTAGCTGGTGAAGGTTATTTTATTAATACTACAGGTGGTGCATTTGAAATGGATTTACCTGCAGGAAACATTGGTGATGAAATAGCATTTATAGATTATGCAGGAACATTTGATACGAACGCATTAACAATCGATCAAAACGGAACAGAAAAAATTGCAGGATCAACTGATCCTTTAACGGTTTCAACAGAAAGAGCAGCAAACACTTTAGTATATGTAGACGGAACCCAGGGCTGGCTCTTAAAGAATAATTAAGGAGACTGATGGCTACTTATAAAGAAATAGTAGGTCAGAAGATTACAAAAGTAACTTCTGATCCAAGTGAACCTAAAACAGGACAGATGTGGTATAACTCTACCACTGGAACTCTTAGAGGATTAGGTGTTGTTGAAGCATGGTCATCAGGTGCAAATTTATTAAATATTGTTGCACAATCAGCAGGAGCTGGAACTCAAACAGCTGGATTAATAGCAGGTGGTACATCTAATAATGGTTCTACTGTTAATAATAATACGCAAGAATATAATGGATCAGGTTGGTCAACTGGTGGAACATTAAATACTGCAACAAGGTTAGCTTGGGGTGCAGGATCTCAAACAGCTGCTTGGAGAGCTGGAGGTGTTACTCCTCCTGGTGGAACTTTTAGTACTGCAGCAGAACATTATGATGGTTCTAGTTGGACTACAAGTACAGCTGTAGGAACTGCAAGATATAATAGTGGAGGTGCTGGTCTTCAAAATTCTAAATTAATATTTGGTGGAGAAAGTCCTGGTGGAGCAACTGCAATAACTGAAGAATATAACGGTTCAAGTTGGACTACTGTTAATGCTATGAACACAGCAATTATACAAAATAGAGGTGCAGGAGAACAGACTGCAGCATTATCTTTTGGTGGATTTTTACCACCTGGACCACAGACTGGTACAGAACAATATGATGGTACTAATTGGACTACAATGTCTAATTTGAACACAGGTAGATATACAGCAGGAGGATCAGGAAGCCCTTACAATAATGTAACTGTTTTTGGAGGCGCGGCACCTTCACCAATTGCTAACGCAGAAAATTGGGATGGTACAAGTTGGACAAACGTGCCTTCATTAGCAAGTGCACGGAGAAACCCATCAAATAATATAGGAACAGGTTCTGCTACTATATCTGCAGGTGGGTCAAACCCTCCTTCAACTAATTTAAGTATTACAGAAGAATTTACAAAATCAACAAACACAATAACCGCTGCAGCATGGGCTAGTGGTGGAAGTTTAAATACAGGTAGATATGATCTTGCATCAACAGGTAGTCAAACAGCAGCCATAGCATTTGGTGGAGCAATTCCTGTTAAAAATGAAACAGAAGAATATAATGGAACAAGTTGGACAGAAGTAAATAATATGGGAACTGCTAGGTATTCATTAGCAGGCGCTGGAACACAAACAGCTGCATTAGCTTTTGGTGGAGGACCTGGAACTTATACTAACTCAGAAACATGGAATGGAACTAGCTGGTCTGAAGGAAATGATTTAAACACAGCAAGACGTTCTCTTGGAGGAGTAGGCACAACATCAGCTGCTTTAGCTTATGGAGGTTATAATGGTAGCGCGACTGTTAATAATTCTGAAGAATACAATGGAACTTCTTGGACTGAAGGTAATAATTTAAACACTTCAAGAAGAACTAATTCTGGTTCTGGAATTCAAACAGCTGCTTTAGCCATGGGAGGTAATCCAGGAAGTTCACCTTATATCACAACTGCTACAGAAGAATACGATGGTAGTTCTTGGACTAATGGCGGAGCTTTAAATGTATCTAGAAGAAACGGTGCGGGTTCAAATGGTCAAGGAACTCAAGATTCAGCATTATATTTTGGAGGAGCTACTGCAGCTCCTGCTACAGGATCTACAGGTACAGAAGGTTATGATGGAACAAGTTGGTCTACAAGACCTAGTCTAGCAACAGCAAGAAATTACATAGCTGGATGTGGAAGTCAAACATTAGCTATGGCAATTGGTAATTACCCTGCTAATGGTGTAACAGAAGAATTTACTGGAGAAACATCAGCAATCAACATAGCAAATTTTACAACGAGTTAATTATGACAACATATAGAAACATACACGGACGATCAATTAGAGCAGTAGCAACGGACCCAACAGCCGAGGTTAGTGAAGGAGAAATCTGGTACAACACAGGCAGTGATACTTTTAAAAGTATAGTGTCTGTTGAAGCATGGGCTAGTGCTGCAAATATGACCACTGCAAGAGTATATGCAGGTAGCACAGGAACACAAACTGCTACAATAATATTTGGAGGATTTACTCCTCCAGCTATAGCTACAACTGAAGAATATAATGGAAGTGGTTTTAGTGCAGGTGGAAGTTTAAATACAGCTAGAAGATCTATTGGAGGAGCTGGAACTCAAACAGCAGGTTTAGCCATAGCTGGTTACAGCACAACTAATTTAAATAAAACAGAAGAATATGATGGTTCAAGTTGGACTGAAACTGGAAATTATCCAGTATCAGCACACAACGTATGTGGAATAGGAATTCAAACAGCTGCACTAGCTTGTGGTCAATCAAGTTCACCACTTACTTTAACTAATGAATATGGAGGATCTAGTTGGACATCTGGTGGAGCTTTAAATACTGGAAGATCACATTCTGAAGGAGCAGGAACACAAACTGCAGGTTTAACTTTTACAGGTGACCCTGGTTTTGGATCAGGAGCTTCTGCTACAGAATCTTATGACGGATCTTCTTGGACAACTCTTGCAAATGTAAATACAGCAAGAGCAGATGCAGGAGGAGGAGGAAGTCAAACAAGTGCTATTGTTTTTGGTGGTAGATCATCAGCACCAACAAATACACAAGCAACAGAAAATTGGAATGGAACTTCATGGTCTACATCTCCTGCTACAATAGGTTATTCATCTTCAAATGGTATTGGTTGTGCAAATCAACCAGGATCAGACACTGCAAATATTTCAATGGGTGGATCTGCAGCACCTGCATCTCCACAAGTTACAACTTCAAATGAATACAACAAATCAGCAAACGTCATTACAGGTGCAGCATTTTCATCTGGTGGAGCTGCAAACTTTGCGAGAAGACAATTAGGTTATACAGGAGCAGGCACACAAAATGCATTTATGGTTTATGGAGGATTTAGTCCGAGTGGTATGGTAAATAACTCAGAAGAATATGGTGGAGCAACTTGGACAGCTACCCCAACTTTAAACACTGCTAGAGGTCAAAACGCTGGATTTGGAATTACAACAGCAGCGGTTGCTTGTGGTGGTGCAACACCAACTATTGGTGGATACACAGAAGAATATAATGGTTCGTCTTGGACCACTGGTAATAGTATGAGTACAAGTCGTTATGAATTTGGAGCAACTGGAATTTTAACAGCAGGTTTAGCTTTACAAGGAGATCAAGGTCCATCAACACCATTTGGTGTAACTTGTGAAGAGTATGATGGAACAAATTGGTCATCTGGTGGAACAGCTAGCACTGCTAGAAGAACAAACAGTGGAGTTGGAACTCAAACAGCTACAATAACTGCTGGAGGTCAAATACCAGGACCTAGTGCTACAGCTAACGTTGAAAGTTATGATGGAACTTCTTGGAGTGAAGTTAATAATTTAAATGTAGCAAGGGGTGGAAATGCAGTCATGGGAGGACCAGCTGGAGCAACAAGTTCTGTAATAACTGGAGGAAATGTTCCTACTCAATTTTCTATAAGTGAACAATGGAATGGAACAAATATGGTTACTGGAGCGAGTATGGCTAATGACCGTTCTACTCATGGAGCAGGAGGAACTAGTGCTTTAGGTATAGTTGGTTTAGGTCAAGTTGGACCATCTCCACCATATGGAGATGCAGATACTGAAGAATATGTTGGTGAAACATCAGTAGTAAACGTTAAGACTTTGACACAAAGTTAAACTATGATATACAAACTTAATTAAGGAGGACAAACTATGGCACACTTTATATATGGAGTAGCAACAAACACTGGAAAAGGATTCTTTACTGCAGAAGACAGAAGAGCATTCTTTCTTAGAGGTTATCCCGCAGATGTCTGGATGGTTGGAAACAACGTCAATGGCGCAATGTGGTTAGCTGAAAAAGGCGGTGTTGAAAAAACTAAATCAGAAGCACAAGCTTTAATTGATGCAGAAATAACTGCAGCTCAAACTGCTTGGGATGCTTTATCTGATGAAGAAAAAGCTAGACCAGGTAACGACAGACCAGCTGATGTAATATTGCCATAAGGATATTCTAATGGCAGATTACGCTGACATATACGGGAAACGTGTAAAAGAACTTACCAATGACCCCACGTTAACTTCTAGTTACGAGGGACAGGTTTGGTATAACGAAAATTCAGGAACATTAAAATCTGTTGTAGCCATTGAAGCATGGGCAAGTTCTTCATCTGGAATTACTGCTAGAGATGAGTCTGCTAGTCAAGCTGGATCAGGTACGCAAAATGCTGCTTTTGCAGCAGGTGGTATTAGTCCCCCTCCTCCTGGTTCAATAGTTGCTTCTACAGAAAACTATAATGGATCAGGTTGGTCTGCAGGTGCTAATTTACCTGTGGGTACTTGGGGAGCAGCAGGAGCAGGAACTACAACAGCAAGTTTAGTTTTTGGTGGTATTGATACATCACCTGCTTATACTGCTGAAACATTTGAAGGTAATGGTTCTAGTTATTCAGATGGTGGTGCTTTAAACACTGGTAGATATCAATTATCGGGTGTAGGAACTCAAACAGCTGGATTAGCTTTTGCTGGAGGTTATCCAAGTAATTTTGGAACTACTTTAACTGAAGAATATAATGGATCTAGTTGGACAGCTGTTAATACAATGGGAACTGCTACTTACGGACAAGCAGGAACAGGAACATCTCAAACATCAGCCGTATCATTTGGTGGAGGAACTTTTCCTCCAACAGTTCAAATAAATGTTACTCAAGAATATGATGGAACTAATTGGTCTGCTGGAGAAAATTTACCAGCTCATTTAACTGCAGCAAGCGCTGCTGGATCTCAAACAGCATCTTTACTTTTTGGAGGTAGTAAATCTAATGGCACTCCTCCTGCATCTCGAACTACAGAAACTTTTAAATATGATGGAACAAATTTTTCAGCGGCTCCAGCTTTATCAACTGCTGTAAACGCACAGGGAAGTTCTGGATCTCAAAGCGCTGCAGTTTCATTTTTTGGAAATGACCCATCTGGTCGAACAGCAGCAACAGAAGAATTTACATCATCAATTAATACAATCACTGCAGCAGCATGGGCTAGTGGTGGTAATATGAATACTGGTAGAACAGCTTTAGGTGGTACTGGAATTACAACAGCCGCTATAGGTATGGGAGGTGGTGCACCTCTTAATGTTCAAACTGAAGAATATAATGGTTCTAGTTGGACATCTACAAATAATATAAATGTTGGAAGAGCAATTTATGGAGGAGCTTTTGGACCACAAGGAGCAGCTGGAGCTGCAAGTGGTGAACCTACAAGTAGTCCTGCAGGTTCTTCTTATGAAGAATATGATGGATCTAATTGGACTGCTGGACCTAGTCTTAACATTGCAAGAAATGGTGGTATCAGTTTAGGTACTCAAACTGCAGCACTTTGTGTTGCAGGTTTTACTGGCCCTGCAGCGCCTAATTCATATATAAAAACTAGTGAGTCTTGGAATGGATCTAGTTGGACTAGCCTTCCTAGCCCTGGATCTGATACTCAAACAGCAGGACAAGGAGCTAGTGCTGGAACAACAGCTGCTGGATTAATTTTTGGTAGATATGATGGAGCACCTAACTACACTGGTAAAACTGATGAATACGACGGTTCAAGTTGGACTGTTGGAGGAGTTATGATTACTGCAAGATATGCTACAGCAGGATCTGGAGCTCAAACTGCAGCAATGGTTTCACAAGGATATAGTACTGGTACTTTAAATGTTGCTGAAGGTTATGATGGAACTGCTTGGTCAACAAGACCAAATTGTTCTGTTGGTAAATATCAAGTTGCTGGAGCTGGTGCAAGTAATACTGATTGTATTAGTTTTGGAGGTAGTGGAAATAGTAATGCTACTGAAGAATTTACAGGTGAAGTAGAAACAGTTACAGCTAAGACATTGACAACTAGTTAATAAACGTTATATATAAAGAAATCGAAAGGAATTAATTATGACAGAAAAAAGAAACATACATGCGTTAATAGAAAAAGAAGCACCAAGCTTAAATAATTTATTGGATCCAGAGGACGTCAAAGAGTTTAAGGCTATGACATCCGAGCTTCGTGATACATGGACCAAGAAACAAGTATTTAGAACAGAGACAGAAATGAGAATGTCTGTGTTACAGGATGCAAAGTATCCAACGAAAGCTTCTAAGTATTGGCAGTGTGTTAGAGAACAAAACGTATTCTTAGAAAACTTAATGAGTCTATCATTTGATTGTAGACGTAATGAAGCAAAAGTTAAATGGTTAGAGAAAAAAGTAGAGTCTGAAACTGACGAATACAAATTAGAGAAATATCAAATAGATTTAGATGAAGCTAGATATGGTTTAGCTAATATGCAATTAGTTGCTAGAGATAGAATGAGAGAAATTAAATTATGGTCAACTCTTAAAAAAGAATTTGATGATGGTTCATTTGATACTCAAGATGTCAACAGACACCAATTAGATTCTTATCATCAGATTATGAAAAATAAAGCAGAGACACTAACATCAGGTTCAAGTCAACCAGAAGTGTTTAATGTACTTGGACAATTACAAACTATCGAAAGAGTTAAAAAATCAGGAGAAATGATTTACAACAAGAAAGAACAATTGACCAATGATCTCGGAGCCAAAGACAAGTAGACAACTTTTCTTTTTAGTAGCACTTCCTAGATCGGGTAATACTTTATTTGCAAGTATTATGAATCAGAATCCAGAGATAGCTGCAACACCTAACTCTATTACATTAGAGATAATGAAAGATTTGTTTTTACTAAAACAAACGGATGTGTTTCAAAACTATCCAGACCACAAGTCTTTAGATAATGTATTAGATGCCGTGTATGATACTTACTATAAAGATTGGCCACAACGTATAATCATTGACCGTGGACCAGTGACAACACCTGGTAATTTTCAATTAATGCAAAAACATTTTAAACGACCTTTTAAATGTATAGTAATACTTAGAGATTTAATGGATGTGTTAGCTAGTTATATGCAGTGGTACACAGAAAACCCTGATGCATTTCCTAATAGATTTGATTGTAAAAACGATGAAGAAAAATTAAGTATGCTTTTAAATAAAGATGGTGCTATTGCAAAAGATTTAGAAGCTATAAAAAATTCATATAACTATAAAGACATTTGTCATTATGTAAAGTATGATGACATAGTTACAAATCCAGAACAAGAGTTTAGAAAAATATATCAGTTCATAGGTGAACCTTATTTTAATCACAGGTTTAATAATTTAGACCAAGTAAATGTAAACGGTTTATCTTATGATGACAAAATAGTAGGTAGTAATATGCATAAACTATTTGATGGACCTGTAAGAAAAGTATACAACCCTTATATTGAAAAAATTCCAGAAAGGATAAAACAGAAATATGGACACATCAGATTTTAGTTTTATATTTTTAGGTCAGTCGGTATTAAAATACCAAGTGCCTTTAGATGTATATAATACAATCAATCATATTTACGAAACAAAGTATCCTGAATTAAAACCTGCTAACAAACAATTAGTGGGTAAGATTGAAAAAGAACACAGTTTATTTTTTAATGGTGAAGACAGTCCTAAGATGACTAGACATAATCATTTACCTAATAATGTGTTACAGTGGTTTGAATCAAAGTTTAGACATTATTTAGAATGGAATAAAGTTAGACAATATGATTTACATTTTAATTCTGTGTGGGTTAATACTATGTTTGAACATGAATACAATCCAGTGCACGTGCACCAAGGATCATTGTTTACAGGTCTATCCTCTGTCATGATTTTAAAATTACCTGAGTCTTATGGAATAGAATACTCTGCAGCTGATGCACCACAAAATGGTAAACTTCAGATACTAGGTTCAGCTAATGGACATTTTGCAAATGTAGATTATCAACCAAATATTAAAGAACGAGATTTTTATATCTTTCCATATGACATGAGACATTGTGTTTATCCATTTAATGGACCAGGTATGAGACGAACACTGGCTGCAAATATGGATGTGCAGTATGACCCAATTAAAAATAGAGGAGTAAGTTAATGTACGAAAACAGACACATCAAAGAACCTAAATGGAAAAGTTGGATAGTTCAAACAACTACACCATTGTTTACACCTGATCAATGTAGACAGATTATAGAGTGTGGAAGAAAACAACCACCACAACAAGCACAAGTTGGTATGGGTAAACCAGGAGGTGGAACTGATACAAAGAAAAGAGTAACTACAATATCTTGGATACCTTTTAATGAAATGGGACACATGTATCGTGACCTTAATAATTTTATACAAACAGCCAATGAAAATCATTTTGGTTTTGGTGACATACAGGTATCAGAGAATGCACAGTTTACAGAATATCCAGAAGGTGGGTTCTATGATTGGCATATGGATTGTGATGTAAACATGCAACACGAACCACCAGTGCGAAAAATATCAATGACATTATTACTCAATGATCCATCAGAGTTTGAAGGTGGAGATTTAGAACTAATGGCACCAGGTAAATTTGCAGAACTTAAACAAGGTCATGCAATTATATTTGCATCTTTTTTAAATCACAGAGTTAACCCTGTAAGAAAAGGAATAAGACAATCTTTAGTTTGTTGGTTTGGAGGTAAACCGTTTAGATGATAACCCAAGGATTTTTTCCAACACTTATACATGCTGAAGATGTCAAACTAGATAATCAAAAACTAGCTAATGACATTGTTGCTTGGTCTAAACAAGATGAAGGTGTTAAAAAAACAAATGTTAATGGTTGGCATAGTCAAACTAATATGCATGAAATGCCACAATTTAAACCTTTAGTAGATGAGTTATTTAAAATGCAACATGAAATATTTAAACAAGAATGGTTAGATAGACAACCAAGATTAGGTAATATGTGGGCTAATATAAATTACAAAGGTGGATATAATAAACCTCATATACATCCCAATAGTTTATTTAGTGGTGTGTATTATGTACAAGCGGAACCTAATTGTGGTAAAATAGTTTTATATGACCCAAGACCTGGTATACAATCTAATATGCCTGCAAGAATTAATGGACAACCTCCTGAACATTTATGGAGAGAAGTTCATTTAGATGCAAAAGTAAATAGAATAATTATGTTTCCTTCTTGGTTATGGCATTCAGTTGAACCTAATGAATCTAACAATATACGAATATCAGTAAGTTTTAATTTTATACAAGATGGCTTTCAATAAATATCAAGTAATTAAAGGTGCAGTAAGCTATGAGTTAGCTAACTTTATATTTAACTATTTCTTGCTTAAACGAGATGCAGTTAAATTTATGTATGACAATAACATAACTTATGACAACGGTATGTTTGGTACATGGACTGATCAACAGATTCCAAATACATACTCACACTATGCTGATAATGTAATGGAGACTTTACTAGTCAAGATGCTACCGATCATGGCTCAAGAAACAGGATTAGATTTAGTGCCAACTTATTCATATGCAAGACTATATAAACAAGGTGATGAATTAAAAAGACACAAAGACAGACCTAGTTGTGAGATATCTACTACTGTACATTTAGGTGGCGATCCTTGGCCTATATTTATAGATGGTACAGGTGCTGATTCTGTTATAGATGAATACAAAAATATACATAAACCCGACGCTCCAAAAGGTACGAAAGTCTTACTTGAAGTAGGGGACATGTTAGTATATAGTGGTTGCGAACTCGAACATTGGCGAGAGCCATTTGAAGGTCAGGTTTGTGGTCAAGTATTTTTACATTATAACCACAGAAATGGTCCGTTCGCCGAAAAAAATAAATTTGATAAACGACCATTATTGGGTATTCCACCAATAAGGAATATGTAATAGAATGAGGTTATATGTTACAAAAAATAGGATTCCAACCAGGGTTCAACAAACAGATTACAGAAACTACAGCCGAAGGACAATGGGTAGGTGGCGATAATGTACGTTTTAGATATGGTACACCTGAAAAGATAGGTGGTTGGTCACAATTAGGTGAGTCTAAACTTACAGGAGCTGCAAGAGCTTTACATCATTTAGTCAATAAATCTGGTAATAAGTTTGCAATCATAGGTACAAACAGAATTCTATACGCTTACACAGGTGGTGTATTTTATGACATTCATCCTATCAAAACTACTACAACATTATCAAACGCATTTAGTACAACGAATGGTTCAACAACGGTTACCTTAACATTTAGCACGGACCATAATATAGCAGTCAACGATATTTTACTTTTAGATAATTTTACAGCTATTACAAATTCTAACTATTCAGCATCAGATTTTGATGATAAAAA